GGAGTTCCGAAAGTAGTTACATGGGGAGAGGCGGACTTAGAGGAATAGGGCTAGTTGGGGTGGGAGATGGGATTTGAACCCACGACATTCGGTGCCACAGACCAAGAATGCAGTACTAGAACTATCTGAAACTCAAGGATTTATAACGGTACTGGTACCCAATCATCGCTTTTGCAGGGGATATTTCAAGGTGAAATTAGGTACGTTTTTGGGTACTGTCGAACGCGTCCGCCAGCTTCTTCATCGCCGCTTCAGATTGCGCTGTACTCGTTTTGATGTAGTGCTTGCGCGTGACCTCGACCGACGCATGCCGCAGGATTTGCTGAATGACTTTGTCCGCCACGCCCAGCGCGTACAGCGTGCTAGCGAGTCCACGGCGGAATCCGTGCCAGCCACTCCACTCAATCTTCTTTGCTGCCAACACGGGCGCGATCCTCCGGCGCGTTAGATTCGCTAAGACCAGCGGGCGTCCAGTCTCACCCTGAAAAATATACCACGCAGCCCAGCCAGCACTTCGTTCACGGTGAAGCTCAAGTGCTTTGGCAAGGACCGGCAGGACAGGAATTCCAGCAGCACTTGCGGGAGTCTTCGTCTCACCAACGTGCGTTCGCCACACGGAACGCTTGACCTGGATTGTCTCACCGTCGTAGTCTTCCCAACGCAGTCCGCGAAGTTCACTCATTCGTAGTCCGGTCAGCGCAGCAACTAATACGACGGTGCGTTCCGGCTCTTTCAAAACTTTCAGCATCGCCTGGATTTCTGCCAGCGTGTAGGCTTGACGGTTCTCCATTGGCTTTCCGTTTCTTGGTAGCAATGTCTCACGCATTGGGTTGAAGCGGATGACTCCGGTCCTCACGGCATAGCGGAATGCGCCGGACAGGAACCCCTTAACATTCTTGAGCATCGTCTGCGCTCGCTGCTTCTCGTTGGCAAAGTCAGCAAGCAGTCGCTCGCCTTCCACGGCACCAAAGTCTCTTAGCTTCTCGTCTCCGATATGTGGCTTCAACATCTTGAACAGGAATGTATAGCCGGCGTGCGTTGACGGGCGAAGATTTTCCTTGCAATAGGGGAGATAGACTTCCTCTAGAAAATGGACAACCGTGTCGGTGCTTTCGGGCTTCGCTGTTCTCGCGTTGATTGGCGCAAGGATTTCGGATGCAAGATGCCGGACGCTGGCCTCCGTTCGATATTCGTTGCTGTAGGATGCCAATTTCTTGGAGCGCCACGCCCACACGACGGAACCCTCAGGCTTTATCACCTTCACGGCATAGGCTAGGATCCACGACTTGCCTTTTCGATATATCCGCCCTTTTTGCATTTTCCAATCGTACTACAGCCCGCTTGTTCAAAACTTTTTCGACTGTTCAAAATTTCCTTGACGAGAGATTTGAGAAGAGGTGATGCTGACGTGTGGACAACGTATCTTCAAAAACTGTTCGAGTAAGTGAGAACTGTACTGTCGAACAGTTGGCTTTTCCGCGAGCGCGAAAGATTTTCGCCCGATTTTGGTGGACGTGAACTGCGCGAGGCGTCTACGATTTTGTTAGTGTGCGTGAGGTGAACGAGTGAAGGAAGTGAATGAGATGCTGCGTGATGCTGGAGTCACGGGCATTTGTGTGATGGAAGGTGACAAGCCGCACCTAGGCGTCCTGGCTGAAAACGTCACGGTGACGAAAGATGACGTTTCCAGCTTCATCAAGGTCGAGTTTGATTTTCTGTGCCCGAAATGCGGAAAGCGGCATTGGGCTACTGAATATGATAATGGCAAGCGTCTGTTCCAAAGTGTCGGCTGGCAATTGAAGTGCGGCTGGGTGGGCGTGCGGATGCCGTGGGCACAAACACCCGCTAGGGACAAGAAATCAGTCTATGGGGCGCGAGCGTGACAAAACCAGAACTGATGAAAAAACTGGAGGCCATGTTTGACGAGATAGAACACACTCGCACATGGTGCAATATCGAGATTGAATTCCGCGAAGGCGTAGCAAATATGCTTCGCACAACCAAGAACGAAAAACTCGTCAGCACACAGGAGAATACCCGTGGCCCGCAAAAGAATTTCCGCTAAGAAAATCAAACGAATCACGGTTACGCTGAGTGCTCGCTGCTCAAAAGCCTTGCGCGAATTCAGGGCTGACGAGATTGCTTACGAACGCAGCAAGCCCCATCCTATTCGATTCCCAAATTACCGGCAGCTTGTTGAGAATGCTTTGTGGACGTTCTGGAAGAAATGGGAAACGCTTCCGACCGGGAATGATGCGAAAGCGCTCAAAACATTGGGGCGGCGACCGTGACAAACGCAGAAAACATTTGGCCCAAGGATGCTCTCAAGGCAAATCCCGAAAAGGTTATTAAACTCATTGATAAACTTGTTGAAGAGACTTGGGAAGAACCAAAACCGCTCTTAGAATCTGAAGACCAAATACCTGAGTTCAAAGAAGGATATCTGCCAAATTGCTACAGAAAACTGGTAGCCGATGTGGCGCATCGCATGTCGTCTCCGCCAGAGATGGCGGCGATGGCGGCGATCTGTGCGTTTTCAGGTGCCGTCAGCCGAAGAGGCTTTGTATATCCAAAAAAGTATGACAAAGAGTGGAAAGTGACTTTGAATCTCTGGGGTGCCGTGGTGGCTTTGCCTGGGAGAATGAAAACTCCAATCTTTGAAGCTATGACAAAGGTTCATTATCAAATTGAGAGTGAGTGGGCTGCTGACGGTAAGGCGGCGCTTGAGCAGTACGAACAAGAACTTTCTGCGTGGGAAAGCTCAAAGAAATATAAAGACAGTGAGACAGACACTCCGGCGCCAAGGAAGCCCACTGTCAAACGTTTGATATTAGGAGATACAACGCCAGAGGCTTTCCAGCAAGCGCTGAGCGAAAATCCGCGTGGAGTTCTTGTGCTGCGCGATGAACTTTCTGGCTTGCTCGCTGAGATGGAAAAGAAGGGTCACGAAAATCAGCGTGCGATGTATCTACATCTCTGGGGTGGCAACACACCTTACAACCTGTTGAGGATAAGCCGTGGTTCCGTTTCTGCTATTCTATCAGGTAGTGTGTTTGGGAACCTTCAGCCCGATTCACTTAGCAAATTGATGGAAGTGAAAGACGGTCTCTTGCAGCGGTTCCAGCTGCTCGTTGCTCCGACCTTTGAACCTTTTCGTAACGTGGATGTTGCTCCAAACTATGAAGCGATCGCGCGTGTAGAAAAGGTCATCCGTTTTGTTGCGAACCTTCCTGAAAATTCCTTATTCTTTCACTTCAATCCCGAAGCCCAGACTTTGTTCGATGCTTGGCTTGAAGAACACCAAAATGCTACCGATGGAGAACCTCAGCCGCAGAAACAAGGTCATCTTGGCAAATATAGGAGTTTGATGCCGATACTTGCTGCCCTATTTCAACTCGCAGATGTTGTTGACGCTCTGCCGGACGGCACCGAGCTAGAAGGGGAACAACGTATTGATGCCGACCACGCAAAGCAGGCTATCGGTCTCTGCGGATATCTCCAGAAACATCTGGACAAAATCTACAGTTCGGTTATGACGGTGGAACAGCAAGCGGTTTCCAATTTGGCTACACGAATCAAGAGAGGCGCTCTTGACGCTTACGAGAAAGACGGTTTCTCGGTGCGCGATATTCGCTTGAAGGGTTGGAGCGGACTTACAGAACCAGAAAGCATTAAAGAGGCTATCCAAACTTTGGAGGAAGCACATTGGATTCGCCAAGTGCCACAATCGGAATATACCGGTCACGGTGGCAGGCCAACCCAACGGTGGATCATCAATCCCGCTGTGTGTTTGGCGGAAATTCGAAAAGTAATATGATGGGGTTTCGTAGGTTTTGTATGTGCGTAGGCGGTGCTGTATATAGACGTGAAAACATAGGCATTGTTGAAAATAAAGGAGATAATAAAGAGCTATTTTGCTCTTTTAGCGAGTTACCTACGAAACCTACGAAACCTATGCACTTTTGTTTATGCGTTCTCACGCGTGCTACCTACCACATACGAAACCTACGAAACCACGGTGACTGACAATCAAAAGGAGAAATAGAAATGCAGATTACGGAAACTGAGCGCAAGGAGATAGGAGCTATCGACGCTTCGCTCTCGGAATTGGCAGCAAGACTTCGGAAGATACACCAAACAGGTGAACCCGAGGCGGTGGTCACTAAGCGGCCACTGCGGAAGGTGGATTCACTGCTGTACGAGGCACATGGTTGTCTTCTAGAGTACTTGGACTCAATCGGAAAATGACCAACAATCCCTACCCAACGGAAGAGAGGATTCAAGAGTGCCAAGTGAAGTTCGATCTTGAGCGCTTGCCTGCCATTCGGCTCATCCGTCGCCATCACGGCAGAATACCAGAATACGCTGATTCTGCCGACAAATACGCTCCTAGGGCGGAGAAACACAAGCCTACGCAACAGCAAGGGATATTTGACGACTAGCGGAGAGTGTAACACCAATCTGGAGGATTGGTATGTCTTCCGCGAGCAACCAACCTGCAAATCGCCCACTCTCACTTGCTGAGAAAGTATTAGAGCGTGGACTAACCCGAAAATGTATCTGGTGTGGAAAACCTCACGATACGAATTCCAATTACTGCTCGGACAGTTGCAAACGAGCAGATCGCGTGGATGATTACCGGCGATAACTGGGACGCGCTACAGCCTCTACAGCACAACGATCTCCTCAGTCTGCCGCGTTAACTACCCGCGTTGGCTGGATTGTGCGTCCTAGCAGCAAAAGCAGTAAAGCAACCCGGATCCCGAACTGCTCAGCAAGATAGAGAGTGATACGTTCACTGTCTTACCTCAAATAGCGTGATTGACCGGTAACCAAATCGATTGAAAACCGCCACGGAATTGATGCAGAATCGATCGCTTTTGCATAGGAATAAAGTTACTGATAAGAAAGTCCGAAATCACCCGTGGGCGTTATCCCTTTTGTTTTCAACGATCTCCAAAAAACACCCGTGTTACTAAACACACAAAATAATTTTATTCTGCGGGAATTGGTGTAACACGCGCTGGTAACTATGTGGAGGATCCAAATCCAATTTGATTTTTCGTTCCGCGTCCTATGCCTCCACATTACGCGGAGCGAATTGCGCTTGGTCGGGCAATACCTCACTCGACTAGGTGCTCGCCGGCTGGGCCGCTTGGTGATTCTCCCTTGCAGGGATCACGATTGGCGGCCGGCCGGCTGATATTCGGAGAGTAAATGGGCAGGCGGAAAAAAACAATTGAGGAACTCAAGCGGTCTGGAAGTTGGGACCGAAGAACAAAGGCTTGGCAGGCTGCTCGCTTGGCAGCCGAAGCGCCACTGTCTTTCCAATTTGGTGCGCCTCCAATTCCCGAAGCTCTTTCCCCTCGCGAGTGTGCTCTCTGGACTTACTACTGCGAAGCGTTGCTTGAGAGACGTTTGCTGGCGAAGACCGACGGACCCCTTATTATGGAGATCTTGCGGGCAAAATCTTTGGAAGACGATGAAGCGCTGGCGAAGTGTATTGCTATCCTGGAGGCACGAGATCCATTTCCGCCAGATCAAAATGAACCCACGATGCCGGTTGCCCAGCAAAGGGTTGCTCCGGATGCTGCCGCAGTTGCCAAGGCTTACGCTGTAGACGTGCAGGCCGGCGTAATCGTTGCTTGCAAGTTTGTAAAACTCGCCTGCAAAAGATTCCTAGCTGATCTCGCGCGCACTGACATGACTTTTGATTCGGTTGCGGCGCAGCACGTTGTCAATTACATCACACGCCTTGGCTTGGATCTGCTGCCCTGGCAAGTTTTCGTCCTGGCCAATTTGTTTGGTTTCAAACTGCCTTCTGGTTTGCGGAGATTTCGGTATGCCCTCGTTTTGGTGGCGAAGAAGAATGGAAAGACCGCCCTCAGTGCTGCACTTGGCCTCTACATGGCGGATCCAGCCGGTGATGCGGAACCATATTCGAGTTGCTTCTGTGCTGCCACAACAAAATACCAGAGCCACAGTCTGTGTTTCAAAGCAGCGTGTCGGTTGCGAAATGAGAATCAGCACATTGCTGGTGCTACAAGAGAATGGAAATCAAAATCGAGTATCACGTGGGAGACTTCTTCATTCGAGAGCCTGGCTGCCAATTCCGAAAAATTAAATGGTCTCAACATTCATTTTGGGGTCTTGGATGAGCTCGGGGATCACGTCAACAGTTCCTTGCACAACGTTTTCACATCGTCAACGACCGGGCGCAAACAGCCTCTCATCATGTCAATCACAACTGCCGGGGAGACTCGCGAACAGATTGCGTATGAGCAACGCAATCGCGCCGCACAAGTCCTTGAAGGCGTGTTGCCTGGCAACAGTTTCTTTGCTTACATTGCTGAATTGGATCAGGGTGACTCCCCAGAGAATGAAAGCGTTTGGATCAAAGCAAATCCTAGCCTTGGGATCCTGGTGCCCATCGAAAATATCCGGGACCTAGCACAGCAAGCCGCTGCGATTCCTTCAACCAAACGTGCATTCTTGCGGTATTCTTTCAACGTGTGGAATGAAACGAGCGACATTGCTTGGATCAATTACGCCGACTTAGAGGCAAAAGGCTGCGCATATCTCACTGATGAAGATAAATTGCTAACACCTAGCAAGAGGATTGCTGCGACGGAGGCACGACTCGAAGCCAAGCCATTGCCGGACCTCTCGAAGTTGAGTGACATAGCATTGCGTCAGATCGGTGAGTCACAGCGCACGTGCTATGGTGGACTGGATCTTGCCATAGTTGAGGACCTCAGCGCGTTTGCTTTGCTGTTTACGCCGGCCCCCGGGTCTAACATTTGGGAATGCATCTTCCGGGTGTTCTGTCCCGAGGAAGGAATCATACGGCGAAGCAAAGAGAGCCGCGTTCCCTATGACATTTGGAGGGATTCAAAGTTCCTCATTGCTACCCCAGGAACGACGACGGACTTTGGTTTCATCCGTGGTGAGATTTTGGCGTTGCGGCAGAAATATCGAATTAAGGAAGTAGGCTTTGATAGGGCTCTTGCACAGGATCTAGCCAAATCTCTTGAGACCGCCGGTCAGAAAATGGTCCAGGTCACGCAAGGATTTTCGCTCTCGCCTGCAATTTTGAGAATCGAGCGGTTGATAGTTTCACATCAACTTGCACTTTTTGGAAACCCTTTGGCGAACTGGTGTTTTTCCAACGTGAATCTCATACGTGGATACAAGGGTGATGTGCGACTGGACAAGGGACGCGCCAGAGAAAAAATAGACCTTGCGACAGCGGCCTGCATTGCGATGTATGTTGCAATCCAGAACGAGCCACTGACTGGTAACGAGCGAAAGTCTTTTGAGGTGAAATATATCTGATGCCTGAACGTCTATTTTCTTACTGCCGCGAACGCGGTTGCGGTAAACAAACGAATGATCGATCTGGTTATTGTGAAGCCCACATCCTTGACAATTCGTATATGCGGAGTCGAGCGGAACGTGATGCCAATCGGAAGAAGAATGATCCGACTTGGCCCCTTTACAATCGAGTAGCGTGGAAGAGATTCCATGATGCGTTCTTCGGGCACGGCAATTCTGTCTGCCAGCGTATTGAATACGACGGTGTGCGTTGCAGGCGTCCAGTGGAAATCCTGCACCACATACTTTCGCCGCGGTCACGGCCTGACCTTTTCTTTACTCCGTCAAATGTTGTTGGCGTTTGCAGGCAGCACCATCCAAATAGTGAGGGAGAGCCAAAAGAAAATTTGGCACGCTTGAGTAAGATCTACGTTCCCACGCTTTGGCCGGACTTCCATTTTTAAAACGGAGAACTGATGGCTACCGAATGGATCAATAGAATTGGACGAGACAGCGGCGTGCCCTTCGTCACTGTTGAATGTGATTGTTGTGGGGGCAAGGCTGTGATCGAGAAGGTCTTTGAGGATACCAGATTCAAACATTGCAAAACAGTGGAGCCAATCCCTGAGGCGGTATTAAGCAAATATCAGGATGCGCTCGCCAATTTCAAGAGTGGAAAGCACCCAAAGTCCGATAGTGGCACTGTGCGTTGGATCTGACCGTGATTAAAGTTTAAGGCGCTCGCGAAGTTTAGAGACGATGCAGTCTTGAACAGCTGCGCGCGTGCTTTCGTAGGCACGCGTCATAAAAGGATCCGCGGGCGCACGCGATGTACCGAACTCCAGGAAGCGGCTGACGTGTGCGATGCTAATTTTCGCGCCAGCCTTCACCGGAAGCGCTACACGCTTGCCAGTTCGCGTGATGAAATTGATGACGCCCGCGCTCTTCCGGCCTTCGCTATACCACACGCCACGCTTAGGTCCGATTAGTGCGTAGCCCCTTCCCTTTCGAACTTTTACCTTTGTGACAATGTTGTTCGCTAGTAAGCCGGCATCGGGTCCAGATTCTTCACGGGGTGCATTTTTCTCCATTGAATCTTGAATAATCTCTCCACTCGCGACAAGCGCCTCGCGTATAGCCATACTCGCTTCACGTGGCAGATTTTCAAGAAATGCCTTTCGCAGTTCCTCAAGACCTTCTATCTTGAACTCAACTATGTCTGCCATTTGTTGAATCTCTCCTCACATCCGCGGAAGGATGTGATGCCTATTTTCCGCATAGGCGCTTCTCTTCAAGCTCGCGTAGCAGTTGTTGAATCTGCTCTTCGGTAGCACTCTTGGCGAGGACGTTGCGCAGCCAGAACTCCTGCTCTCGAACCGGCCACCCGACCATCCCATCGAAAAAGAGTTCTCCAAACCAGGCATAGCGTAGAAACCAGCAGTAGAGACGTGCGATAAGTTTTTTGACCATGTGATTAGCTTCTACTGCTTTGAGATGTTAGGGCAAGAAGAATCCTACCCCGTCACACCACCCCTATGACTTGAGGAAGTCACGCAGTCCTTAACTGCGATACGCGAAAGCGAAAAGGAGCCCTCCGTGAAAGTCCAAGATTTAGAACGCAAGCATCCCCCATTTGATGTTGCCTCCGGTTTAGCAGAAATAATGTTGAAGCGCGGGGAAGTGGTTCAGGTCATTCCCGAAGCAAAACCCAAGCGTGTCCCGGATGTGCATTTTTACACTTGCCGCGAGGATACCCGCACGGTGGATTTTGAGAAGCCACCTGCTCTTACCTGGCGATGCAATACCTGCTCGCAAGCCGGATTACAAAAAGGTCCGAACGCTCACAAACTCCCTGTGCATTGTCAGTGCGGAACCACACCCATCCCCGAAAAAATTGGTGCTGATTACCAGGCTGCACTTGCCGCCTACAACCGACGTTTTAAACGTAACACAAAGCCCGTTGTGGTGGCACCGATGGATCCTGCTCGGGTGAGAGCAATTCTTGAAGCGAAAATGCGCGGGCTGACTCCGGCATGGATGACGGAAGCTGACAGAGCGGTGTTTGAAGGGAAGTAAGGAGACGCTATGGAAAAACGAATTATCGGTGCGTATGAGATTCGCGCAGCAGAGAACAGCAAGGGACTAAGCGTTAGTGGCTACGCCGCACGCTACAACGTGCTTTCGCATCCATTGCCTGTCGGTAACAAGTCATTCCGTGAGCGCATCGCCAGCGGTGCTTTTGAATCGGTCCTTCGCAGGAGCCCTGATGTTTGCTGTTTCATTGGGCACGACCAAGACAAAATCCTGGCTAGAACAACCGCGGGGACATTGCGATTGGACAGCGACGGTGCAGGACTTCATTTTGATGCTGACATTCCACACACCACTTATGGCGAGGACCTATACACCAACGTCAAAGCCGGCAACATAAATTCGTGTTCCTTTGGCTTCACGCTAGGTGCTGGTGATGATGAGTGGAATGAAGAAGAAGATGAGACGCGAAGCAGGATTGCCGTTCGCACCATCAATAACTTTTCCAAACTTTTTGAGATCAGCTTAGTCTCGAACGCTGCCTATCCTGGAACCTCAGTTTCGGCTCGTGACCGCGAACAAGTTGCTGCTGAGGTCCGAAGTTTTGTGGAACGGCTTCTAGGTCCAAGTATTCCGCCACGGCACGAGACATTCAAGGAATTGCTCGAGCGATGCAACGGTGATGTGGATTTGGCAGCTGAAGATATGTGTGCCCACGCTGGAATAATTAGCATCGCACGCGCACGGCGCATTCGGATGCAAAAGGAAATTCTGGACCTGTAAAGGTCCGAATACGGGCTGCGGCGAGTTTTCCGTGGCAGAAAAGAGAATTACAATGATTAACTTCAAAGAATTACGTCTGCTTCTCTCGGAATACAACTCGCTGACAAACAAGGTGAGGCTGAGCAAAGCAGATGAATCGCGGTGTGCATACCTGCAAACCGCAATTGCTGCCGTCAAGTCTGGCGTGAGCCTGGCAGAGATGGACCAGCAAGAACTAAATGACCGAGAATCGCGTGCGGGCGTGCCCCTAACGCTACTTCCCGATCGCAGCAAGACTGACAATGCAGAAGTCCGCGCTTGGCAAGGTTTTGTTGCTGGTGAACGGCGAGACATGGTTGAGGGTGGGAACCTTTCAGCCCAACTTGGAACCTATACTGGGCTCGGATATTTCGTGCCCTCTGAATTTTTCCCTGAGTTGTTCCGAGCCCTGAAAGCCCACGACGCTTTGTTTGATGAGGATTCTTGCACACTCATCAAAACCACCAATGGCCGTCCGTTGCCCGTGCCTCTGGCCAGTGATACCGAACACACAGCCAGCGTAGTCGGTGAAGCAGAGTCCCAGACCTCTGTTGACTTTGACGCCACAGGACACGCTGTTCTTGGAGCTTTCTCGTACTGTTCCGACCGATACGTTGCTTCAGTTGAAGCGTTCCAAGACCTTGAAACCGCGCTCACAGCCGTTGCTCTTGCCAAGGAGTTCTTTGAGGATAAATTGGCAAGAGGCATTGGCGCAGACCTTGTCAATGGAACAGGCACTACCAAGCCGCTTGGATTGCTGCCTGCCCTTGAAGCCCTCGGTGTTCCTGTAATCACTGCTCAGGGCGACTCGGAAACGACCGGCAATGCGGTTGGCGAACAGACGGGGGCAAACAGCATCGGCGTCACTGACTGCAAGAACGCCATTGATGCACTTGACACGGCATATCTCGAATCTCCAAAATGTGCTTGGCTTTGTAATCGACACACACTAGCCTTCTTGTCCGGCATCCTTGACCGGTATGGCCGTATTTTGAATCTAGTGAAGTGGGTAGACAATGAGCCATTCATTTTTGGCGTGCCTGTCAAGATTTCACCCTCCATGCCAAGTATCGGCGTGTCAACTGTACCGATAGTCCTAGGGGACTTCCGATACTGGGCCACCCGACTAGTTACGGAGGACGACGCCATTGGACTCAAGGTCTACAAGGAAGCTCCTGGCTTGATTGAGAAGGGCAACATCGGTATCCGTTGCTTTATGCGGGCGGATGGTGCCTTGCTTTATAGCGACGTGAACGCGCCGTCACCGTTCATTCCAATCCAGTGCTTCAGTTGATTGTAACGGTAGGAAGGGTGCCCAGTTAGTCATAGTGTGCAAGGCGCATACCTTGTCTGACTGGGTGCCCTAACACCGTTTGGTTCTTTTACCTGGCCTGTGGCAATCACAGGATGTAAAGCACCCTCTATGCCGTAGGCGGTTCGACCGTCGCGTAGAGGGTGCTTTCATTTTAGTGTGTAACACCATTTGAAAGATTTGGAGGAATACAATGGCAGGACTATGGGTTGAAAAACCTGCAACGATTGACCCGGTGGATCTAACCTGGGCCAAGAATTTCTTGCGCGTAGACGAGATCACGGAAGACGACGACCTGATCACAGGGCTCATCGGTGCCGCAACAGAACTGGCCGAACTTTATTGTCGTCGCTGCTTCATTCAAAAAGGATTTCTTCTGTGCTTGGATTCGTTTCCATACTTCACGGACACGATGCTTTCTCAAATGGCGTATCCGCCTAGTTACTACAGCCTGCCCCGGTACAGCACAACCTTGTGGAACTACTCGCAGATGATTAAGACGATGCGGCCTCCGCTCATCAGTGTGGACCGGATCACGTACATGGATTCCACCAAGGCTTCTTTCAAAGACCTTGTGCCACAGCCGCTACCGTGGTACCCACAAACTGAGTACGCGAACGGCGCTCAGGTTGCTGATTATAATGGAAACGTGCAGACGCTCGTGAGCCCTGACCCATCAAGTGAGCCTACGTTGGAGTCCGGCATAGTGCCTCCTGAGTTCAGCACAATTGTCACCGGCATCACAGCAGAGGCTGCACCCGCGACAGCTATCTGGCGCAATGACGGTCCACTTCCGCAAGGCGAATTTGGTTCGTTCATCATCGACAAGATTTCGGAGCCCGGCAGAATTTTCCCAGGTATTCAGACACCCTCAACTGGCGCGCCTGTTGCTGGCTACTGGCCCAGTGTGCTGTACGTGCCGAATGCCGTGCAGATTCACTACACGGCGGGGTATGGTACAACCCTCCAGGCAGTTCCACACGGTGTAAAGGCCGCTATCTTGATGATTGTGTCAAACCTGTATGAAAACCGTGTCCCCACGAAGGATGACGAGGAACAGATTCCAAAAACTGCACGGTCCCTGTTGTGGCCGTACCGTGTGATAGATTTTGCGCAGACGAGAGGATGATCAATGGCACATAGGCTACCAACCGAGATTGTTCCTGGCGAGCTACGGCACAGGATTCAGATTGTCAAACCATCGGGCAAACTGGATTCAATGGGCGGAGTGCAGGAAGGCGATACGAATGAATGGACGGTCATCCGGACATGCTGGGCCAGTATTGAGGCGTGGGTTGGTGATGCAACACTGGCGGCCGGCCAGTTTGTGTCAGAATCGTCCCACTGGATTGTGATGCGCCATCCGCGAGATATGACGCAAATGCCAACGGCAGGATGCCGGGTTTGGTGGAATGGCCGGACGTTTCTTATCGGTGCCGTGCTGAACCCAACCGAGACCACGAAAATGTTGGTTCTCGTGGCAACCGAGATTAATGACAGTTCAGAGGTTGCTCCGACTCCGGTGGTGACGTAATGTTTCAAGAAGGCTTATATTCGTTAATAGTGAACACGCCCGCTATCACGGCGTTGCTGGGCACGGCGCGCAGTGATGAAGAAGACGGTCTGTTCTACATCCTCGCGATCCCTGAGCCCTCGATGCCGTACATCACTTATCAGCGGCTTTCAGGTGTGCCGCAGACTTTTTCATTTGAGGGAGCAAATGCATTGCAGGATGCTCGCTTTCGGTTCTCCTGCTACGGTGCGTCTCAGCGTTCTGCCGTGCTGCTCGCTCAGCAATTGAAGTTGCTTTTTGCGACGTGGATCGGAACCCTGAGCGAAGGCACGGTAGTCCAGCAGGTGATGCAAGTTTTTGAAGCAGACGACACCGAATCCATTCCTCACGGCACCATCTATGCGTGCCACGTGGATTTTGACTTCAAGTACATCGATTCCGAATCAATAGGAAGTCCAGTCTGATATGCCAACGGTTACACTTCTTCCGGCAAGCACAAACCCAACAGGTGAGGCACGGTTTGCCTGGTACCAGTTCAATAAGCGCCCAAAGGCTATATACGCTATCCAGCATCGCGACGGTGAGTGGGAATCGCCAGGGATCAGTTTTGCTGACTTTGATAGATTCAAACTGGTCAAGCGCCCTTTGGATTGGAAGCAAGGACCTCCACCACGGTGGTTTGCAGACCAGGAACTATTTCGTGATGTTCTTCTAAAGTACATTGAACGTCGTTACTATGCGTTTGGTCGTGGAGACAGATATCGGCCCCTCGAAACAGCTTCTCTTCCTGAACGTATTGCAAACATCAAGAGTTTGGTGATTGATTCAATTCTGCCCTTACGGTTCAAGTTACTTAGACTCGAGAAGGAACTTGCAGAGGCTGTTGCAGACGGCGAGAGCGACAAGAGGATAGCGCGACTTTGTTCACTAATCCAGGGTGTTGATTCCGAAATCTGCATCGCGGAACGAGGTCCGTTAGCGATCATTGCAGCAGTTGTGTATTTATCCTACGCGATGAACTGGACGAGTGTTGGAGTCGCTGAAGAACTTGGGCTTCGCCCTCCGTTTGTGCGGCAGGTGCTGAACCGAATGAATCGGACCTGGCGAATGATGACCGGAGAACAGCGCGTTTCACGATATACTGATGGTGGTATGATGTTTGGGAAAATTCTACCACCGTGGGATAAGGAAAAACTGGAACGACTGCGGACAATGCGTGCTTTGAACATTCCGCATTGGCGATGTGCGCGTGCTTTCGGCGTTTCCAACGCGAGCGTGCGGTTCGCTTGTCACCACTACATTGAAGACCCTTGCCCTGGTCACCGTGCAGCAGTGCGGTGGACGCCTGAGAAACTTGAGCAGGCGCGACAGTTGCGAGAATTTGGAAAAACTTTTAAAGAGGTTGCTGAGATTATGAAATTAAAATACGCTTCAACCGTTTCGATGGCGCTGAAAAATTATGGAGTGACGGTTCAAGGGGCACGCAAGCGTTGACCCTAGCTTCTTCCAAATCAGGGTCGGTAGACATAAGTCGTTTTTGTAAAGCCAGCATGTTTTCCAAAGTTAGTGGGATGTCCATGTCTGCCTTGGACATGAGGGCTGTGTTCATTTCTATTTCTACGGTGCCTGTTTTGGGGTCTTCAACTAAGTGCCACACTTCCCAACCATAGCGGGTATACCCACAAACAGGTTTAGTGCCAACAAAATGACCATGAACAAAAACAAGGTTTATCCACGGTGTTTTAGCTTTTTTCACTCGCCCTCCTTGGGTGCTTCGCCAGCGAACCGCACGCATGAGCCTGCTGACGCTGCGACCGGTTACTTGGACTTCGCCTTGGACTTCGCTTCATCCTTGGCAAGTTTGGCTGCTACGCGTTTGGTCCGCTTCTCAATTGATTTCAACAGCCTAGAGACGGTGTAACTGCTCCGTACGGCAGGAGTGATTGAAGCCTTGATGCCGTCGCTGCCCTTGTAGAACCCGCTGACGAACACAGCAACGAGTCCACCGTCCTTGCCAGCATCGGCTAGCACCCTGTAGAAAGGGTATCCGGCTGTTTTGCTGGGCTCAGCAAACCTGGACCCTAGGACGCCGAGCACCGGACATGGGTGACCGTATCCTTCGCGCAGTGCCTTGCGGATGCAGTTGTCCAGTTCTTCCTGGTTGCGCTTCACTTGCGTTTTGGATTTCTCCGGCAGTGTGGATTCACGCTTGGGTTTCTTCTCCGCTTTGGGCTTCGGAGCGTGCTTGACTGCTTTCTTCTCCGCGGGTTTCACGGTGGAAACCTTCACGCCCGCTTGCATCTTGCGGATCGCTTTCGGCCGTGAGCACCCCAACGTCTCCTGTAGGTTCGCGATTTTCTTGAGTTCTTCTTCGGTCCACTGCGGAACGCTTGATTTGACTGCTTCGTTCATTTCGGTCATTGTGTGTTTTCCTTTGTGTGAGAGATGCTCTACTACAATCCGAGCATCACCAGAAGCAGGAATGAAGACAAGGACTGTTTGATTTATTTGTAGTGTCGGTACTTCCTAGTACTCCTGGTCCGAGACAGTTGGACAGCTAGGCACAGCAAGACACTAGTATCTAATTAGGAGCCTGCTTCAAGAGTTTGCTGGTCGGATGTGCGGACGCAAGTCGCGGAGGAAGCGGTGAGAACTTGCGCTGACGATCAGTGCTTTTGAGTATGCTTTGGGTACAGTTTTTCCGCTTGATTAAATCTGCTGTTAAATCACCGCATATTCATTGGCTGGAAGTGGGGTGGGAGATGGGATTTGAACCCACGACATTCGGTGCCACAGACCGACGCTCTACCAACTGAGCTACTCCCACCACTCGGAGGTAGTTTAACACGACCCCGTAGCGCGGGAAAACGTGCG